GGGGTCCGCAGCGACCGGCAATTGGCTTGCAGCGCAGTTATTTACTCGGCCGATTTCGGGAACTGTTTCGACGCGGGATTCTGATGTTGGCGACTTTTCTGCCGGCGGCAAATTCGCATCGATCTACAGCAGATATGTATCGATGATTGCAACGCCCTGTCCCCAGGTTGAGGGTGTGGCGGACGCTGTTGCCCGTTTGGTTGACGCCCATTTGGAAAAANNGGTTCAGTCGGCAGTTTGGGCGGTTTCAGAT